CTCGTCCGCCGGGTCGCCCCAGGGACACGCGGTCACCACCAGCGTCAGCAGCCGCACCTGGTTGTCAATCCGCCCTGGCTCTTTGGCGATCGCCGCCCAGTCCGCCACCTGCAGCCGCGTCCAGTCCACCGTAAATCCATTATTGTCCGCCATCGCTCCTCCTGTGTGTTTTTATCCCTGTGAGTCGGGTGGGCGCCGCCCAGATTGCAGCGCCCGCCCGTGTCCTCTGGTTTATCCGGCAGTTTCCCTCCCGGTAATCCCGCCGGGGATACCCTAAAACGTGGTGGTGCGCGGGTCGCTGACCAGCGCCCCCTGCGGACCAAACGTCACGCTCAGTTCCTGCGCCGAGTCGTTGCTGCCCGATGCCCAGTCCACCTTTTGCACGTACACCGGGGCGATGCCCTTCGGCTGCCCTGCCGCCGTGCCGTTTGGCCCCCAGGTGATCGTCCCCTGGTTGCCTTCGATGAGCTTGGCGTAGATGGCGCTCCCCGCCGCCCCGCGATAGTATGCTTTTAATTCATAGCCATACTTTTTGGTGCCGGGCTTCTCATACACCGCCGTGTCATTGTTCGTCGTCACGTCGATCGCCGCCACCTCCGCCGACCACGAAAAATCATTGTAGTCGCCGCTCAGGTCCACCGCCACTTCGCCAGCCTTCGCAAACGCGATATACACGTTCTTGCTGGTCAGTCGTTCGCTCTGTGCCATGTCTCAATCCTCTCTACACTGTATCTGCCGATACCCGCACCCGGTAGTACGCGCCCACGCGCCACACCTGCCGGCCCTCCACGTTTTCCACCGGAGGCCGGTAGTCGCTCTCCCGGTTCAGCGCGTAGTTGCTCCACCCATCCGCGTCCAGCGTGATCCGCTGTTCATGCAGCGCCCCGCTCACCGCCGAGTCAATCGCCAGCGCCGCCGCCTTTGTCGCCGCCACGCCCTCGATCATGTACACCACCGTTTTTGTCCGCCGCTGCGTCGTGTTGTCCTCGCCGCCTCCGGCGGGCAGAAAAACGATATACGGCATGGCCGTAGTCGCCGGAGCCTGCCCGTAATACACCGCAGTCCCCACCAGCCCGGTCACCGCCGCCGTTTGCGTCAGTTTCGCGTAAATCCCTTTGTCGATGTCAGGCTCTGCCACGTCTCACCCTCCGCCGTTTGCGCTGCCGCTCTACCCGGTCCAGATGCATAATCCGATCGTGCCCCTCAGGCGGTCCCTGCCGCCCCCGTCTGGCGCCGCATGGCGTAAATGCCCCGTTTCCGGTCGGTCCGGCCTCCTGGCCGTTCCTGGTCGCTGCTCCCGGCGTTCTCTCCGCAGTCCCCGTTTTACCCAAACAGGCCCCCGCTCCACCAGCGCCATTCTCCCACAAATTTACTCCCGCCCCCGCCGCCTGTTTACCGTCGGCAGGGTGAGGGCTTTACTCAAACTCCCGGTAACTCACCCTGAACGCCTCCGGCCACCGCTCCCGGATGCGCTCCACTGCCGGGACCATCCACGGCCTCGCCGCCAGGTTGTTCGTAATCACCCCGAACTCCAGCGCGATCCCGTATTCCACACCGTCCCGCACCGCCCATGTCCTCGGCTGTAACCGCGTGGCGGTTATGCTGTTCGCCAGCGTCCCCGTGTCCACGCCCGGCGCCTCGCCCGGTGCGCTGACGCCGCTGCTCCAGTGTTCGCCAATGTCCGCCACCAGCGCCTGCGCCAGCCACTCCACCGCCGCGTCATCCGTCTCCAGCGTGCCCACCAGCCGCCGCAGCGCCGCCGTGTCCACCACCACCCGCTCCACGCCGATCATCGCTCAGTCGCCCCAGTCCACCGTGCTCCGCGTCAGCCGGGCGGTCCTTGTCACCGCCCAGCTTTCCGCGCCGTGCAGCTCCGCGATGTCATACCGCACCCCGCCGACCAGCACCACCCGGTCCATCGCCAGCGGCGCCGTATACGGCACCGTCAGCTCATAAAACGATTTCTGCGACTCCTGCGCCGCGTCCGTTTCCGCCCGTGTCCTTGCCCCCAGCGGGTCCAGCCGGCACGCCACCGTGCCCCCCGTCACCGCCTGGTAACTCTCCGTCCAGCCGCCCGCGCCATCACTCGTATACGTCGCCGCCTGAATCACGCACACATCCGGCAGCATCCCCGCCACCTGCTCCCGCATCCGCGCCAGCTGCGCCGCCGTGAGTCCCGTCTGCATCTCACCACCGCCTCACATTCGCGTCAGCCCGCACCATCTGCACGCTCGTCGGCCCCGCCGCCCGCTCAAACGTCTCCGCCATCGTCAGGCAAAACATCGGCGTCTGGTGCCCGCGCACGCTGTGATTGCCGCTGCTCCAGTCCACGTCCGTCGCGTAGTGAGCCGCCTTCCGCCGCCAGATCGCCGCCGCCGCCCGGTTCAGGTCATAATTCCGCCCGTCCAGATAATACGCCGTGCCCCCCTGGTCGGCGGCGAACCGCACCCGCAGCCCCTCATAATCCGCCGTGTACAGCGCGGTCCCCTGCTCGTTGCCGCTCGCGTCCCGGATCGCCCAGTACTCCGAGCCGCTCTCCGCCCGTTCCCAGTACCGCCCCAAATTCACCGGGATAAAATAATCCTTGTACAGCGTCGTCCCGCTGACATACTCGCTCCGCGCCACCAGCCGCACCTCGCGCCAGTCCCAGCGGTACTCGTCCAGCAGCGCCTGCAGCTGGTCGTCCGTCCAGTACGTCGCGTCCGCCACGCTGTAATCCGCGGTCCCCACCGCCGCCATCGCCCGCAGCCGTGTCAGTATCTCCGCCATCCCTGCCCGTGCCGCCATTTAATCTGTCCTCTCACCAAAAGTTTCTTCGGCCTGCCCCCCTCTCCGTCAACGGAGAGGGGGCCGGGGGGTGAGGTCTTGCCGGAGGGTGAGATTCACCCCGCCAGCTTCACCGACTGATTCGCCGCCTGCACCGCCAGCCGCTCGTACCCGCTGATCATCTGCGCGTACCCCCGGTGTGCCGCCACCCAGCCCTGCACCCGCGCCGGGTCCAGCGCCGCCAGCCGCTGCACCGCCGCCACCATCGCCGCCTCGTCACTGCACACAAAACCGCTCTCGCCATCGCCGATGTATTCCGGCGTTCCGCCAGCCGCCAGCCCGATCACCGGGGTCCCCTCCGCCGCCGCCTCAATCGCCGTGCGCGGTCCCGCCTCAATCGCCCCCGTCACCAGCACCGCCGCCGCCTGCCGGATCAGCCGCCGTTTGCTCTCGCCATACACCGGCCCCACAAAGCCCTCGTGGGCCAGCCACCCGGTCCCCGCAATCACCAGCGGTCTCCCCGCCCGGCTCGCCACCCGGATCGCCATGTCTACCTGTTTGTGCGGTATCTCCACCGGCCCCAGCCACAGCAGGTACCGGCTCCGCTCGCCCATGTACACACGCCCCACCGGCACGCCCGTATAGACCACCTCGCCGCCCCCGTCGCCAAAATACTCCGCGTGCGCCCGGCTCACGTACACCGCGTTCCGCCCCGGTTTGCCCTCCCGGTCGCCGCTCCGGTTGATCACCGGGTACCCAGGATAAAACCGCTGGTAAAAATGCTCGTGGCTCCCGTCAATCACCACGTCCGGCCCCGCTGCGAACGCCCGCCGCGCCAGCCCTTCTGCCGACTCCGCCGCGATCACCTCACACCCGTCCGCCGCGCTCCCCGGCGCCGCCACCAGCGTCACCGCATACCCGCGCCCCGCCAGGCCCTCCGCAATCGCCAGGCAGCTTTTGCCCAGCCCGTGCCCCGGATACGACCACGCCGCCGGCAGCCGGTGGTCCGCAATCACCACAATCCGCATCACGCCCGCGCCCCCCGCCGCTTTTTCAGTGGTGCGCCCGCCTGCTTTTCCCCTCGCCCTGAGGGAGGGGTGAGGGCCGGCGTCACCTTGTATATCTGGTGCTCGCCCTCGTCCAGCAGGTGCTCCACCGTGCAGCCCGCGAACCACGCCCGCATCGCCGCCACGTCCACCTGCCGCACCGCATACGGGTCCAGCCCCGCCAGCGGCGCCGTAATAATCGCGTACCTGCTGCACTGCTGCACCGCCGCCACCAGCGCGTCAATCTCCGTCATGTGCTCAATCGACTCCAGCGCCAGCACGTACTCCACCGGGAAGTCCGGCCAGGCCGTGCCAAACTGCACATCCGGTACCCGCTCCCTGGCCACCGCCAGCGGTCCGTCCAGTTCGTCCACGCCGATCACCGTGTACCCCCGCGCCGCCAGCACGCTCGCCGGGTATCCGTCGCCGCACCCCACGTCCAGCACGCTCCGCAGCCGCCCCGCATCCGGCAGTTCCTGCAGCACCCGCTGCACCCACCGGCCATACGCGCCATCCCGCCAGCCTGCGTCCCAGTGGTACCCGTTGCCCAGTTTCCCGTATTTATCCGCGCTGCCCATCAGTCCGCTCCTCCCGCCGTTTTCGCTCTGTGGTAATACGCCCGGTGGTACTCGTTGTAACAGTCCCGGCACACCGCCCGGTATCCGCCCCGCTTGCCTCTCGGAAAGTTATGCAAGGTCTCCGGTAGGGCACGGCTGCACTTGCTGCACCGTTTCGTCCGCTGCCCCGGTCCCGCTATCACCACATCCTGCGTCCGCCTGCTGCCCATCAGTCCCCTCCTCCAGTATCGCCTGCACCGCCTGCACCGTCTCCCGTGTCTCGCCAATCTCCGCCTGGATCATCGCCAGCACCGGTCGCCAGTACCGCTCGTACACCGTCTCCGCGTCATACGCCAGCGCCTTGTCCCGCGCCCGCTGCCGCATCTCGTCCCGCCCCGCCTTGTCCGCCTCCGGACCCAGCGTCCGCCAGGCCATGTCCATCCGCCCCACCAGTTCCGGCACCAGCGGAATATACTGCCAGGCGTGCATCGGCGTGTACCACGGCATCCCCGTCACCGTCCACCCCGCCAGGCACAGTTCCTTCATCGCCGTATTGTCGCCCACAATCACCGGGCATCCCGCCGCCTGCGCCTCAATAATCGGTATCCCGAATCCCTCGCCCTGCGCCGGGTTCAGCAGCACATCCGCCGCGTTATACACCCCGTTCAGATACTCCGGGTTGATCGCCCCAATCGCGTAATGATACGTCGGCGGAAAACTCACACTCTCCGCCGGCAGTCCCAGGTTGTCTATCACCCGCAGCAGCTCCACCCCAATCTGCCCGTACCGGTCCGTGTGCAGGTACAGGTGCGTTTTCCGGGCCGGGTAGGTCTGCCGGAACAATTTATACGCAGTCAGCGTCTCCACAAACGATTTGCGGCTCGGATTGCCTTTGTTCGCCGCCACCATCGCAAACACAAACGTCTCGTCGTCCACCAGGTCGTCCCGCCCGTGCTGCTCGTGGACATACCCCGCGAGCTTCCGCCGCGCCTCTGCCCGCTCCACCGGGTAAAACGTCCCCTGCGTATCCACCCCGTGCGGCACGTAAAACGCCCGCAGCCCGGCCTCCTCCAGCAGCGTCAGCCCGTACTGGCTCATCGCTATCGGCCACCGGCACACCCGCAGCATGTCCAGCACGTTTTCCGGCACCGGGTGGTGGTCAATCGGCACCCACGCCGCCCACGGCAGGCTCGCCAGCTTGTCACGCGGCAGCACCCACACGTCCATCAGCGTCAGCAAAACGTCGCTCTGCTGGTGCATCACGTGCCCGTCCAGGATGTCGCCCCCATAGGCGTCCATGCTGCCCGGCAGCACCGTCATTCCCTCCCAGTTCGCCGGTCTGCCCATCAGCCCCCAGAACGCCGAGATCGTCACGTGGTGCTCCCGCGCCAGCTTCGGCGTAAACACCCCCGTCTGGTTTCCGTATCCCGTCGGCGCCCACGGCGCGTTTGAGTGCCACAAAATCCGCATTTTTGCCTTGTCCGTCATACCCCCTCCTCGCTCCCCCTCTGCATCGTTCTCGCTGGCGGGGGGAGGAGGAGACACCCCCGCCAGCGGTAGACCTCGGCGGATGAGGCCAGATCATCCAGCCGCCAGCCCTGCCGGCAGCCGGTCAATCCCTCATTAGTTGCCGACCAGGTAGGCGATCCCCACCTGCACGATCGTATTGTTCGCCGAGTTCAGTTCGTGGTAGTGCACGCCAATGTATTCCCCGGCGTCCACGTACTTCTCCGTCCCGTCCAGCGTCCAGGCCTGCGGCGTGTACGCGGTCCACTGCGTCGCGCTGCCGATGGCCGCGCCGATGGTGCCGCTGCTCGCCGTGCCGGTTGTCCCCATGTTGATCAGCGTCAGGGTAAACGTCGTCCCCGCGCCCGCCAGGGTTGCGCTGTTGTGCGCCCAGGCGTCCACCAGGGTGACGCCGCCGTACCCGCTCGGCACCTTGAACAGCGCCACCTTCTTGTCATTGCCGCCCAGGTCCGCCGGGATAGTCGCCGTACTGATAATTAGGTCCATGCTCATTTCGTTTGTCCTCTCGTCTCATCGGGCTTTCGCCCGTCTCTCGTCAGATTACCGCCCCCCCCCTCTCCGTCAACGGAGAGGGGGCCGGGGGGTGAGGTCTTAGGATGTCGGCGCCGTAGCGTCAAAAATCCCCTGAATGCCCTTACTCGCGTCCCACACGCCGAACGCATAGGTCATGCTCGCGTTCAGCTCCACCCCGCCGCCGCCCCGCGATTCGTCGCGCTGCGGGCGCAGGTTAAAGCCGGTGCGCAGGTCCAGCGCCAGCGCCTCCATGTCAAACATCCCGCAGTAGGCATCGCTGGCCGAGTCAATGCTGATGTTCGGCGTCGGGTAAATGATCACGTCATCCACCTGGCGCAGCGAAAAAGCGCTGACAATGCTCTGGTCCACGTCACGCGGCGTGATCAGGTCGATCCCCGCGCTGCCCGCGGTTTTGGCCAGCTGGTGCCACTGGTACGTATGGCACACGAAAAACTTCGGGCGCCGTACCTTCGTCTGCACTTCCAGGCGGCTCCGCATCGCCCAGAAATACCCCCAGCTGATCGTGCTGCCTGCCGCGCCGATGGTGCCGCCGGTCAGGTCGTCAAACAGCGTCAGCAGGTTCTCTTCCATGTGCTGCGCTGCGCCCGCGCCCAGTTCCATCGCTGCCGCCGCCTGCAGGTCCTCCAGGTCGGTTTTCTGGTCCTCGTCAGAGATGAACACCTGGTTCGCGTAGATTTTCGGGGTCAGTGTCCCCAGCGCCGACCGGGTGTACGTTTCCGGCGTCACGTCATCAGTCACGCCGATCTCGCGGTAGTTCAGTTCGCCCCAGCGGCTCCCCGTGCGCGGGATCAGCCCCTGGCGGTCGTTAAACGTGCTCACCATCCCTGCCATCACGTTTTCAGCCCGCAGGTACATCAGCGCCGCTTCGTAAATCGCGGTCGGGTTCAGGCTGCTGTTATACTGTGTCTGTCCTGTTGCCATCGTGTTTTTACCTCTCGTCTATTGAGCAGGTCGCCCTGCCCGCCTCGTCATTCGCCGCGTACCCCGCCGCCCATTAGTTTGTTCCCGTCCGGGCTGAACAACTCAGCCGGAGCAGCCAGCGGTTTACGCCTGTTGTAGAGTCGCCGTGCCAGCTCGCTGGTGGCATCACCTGTGTCACCTGCCGGGTTCGCCGGGCTGACAATCGTACTCTGCTGTTGTGGCGGCAGTGCCGCCGCCAGTGCCTCCGCATCCTTGCGGAGTGCGTCCTCCGTCTCCCCCTGGAGACGCTCAATCAATGCTGCCGGCAGCCGCATCTCTGCGCCGATCCGCGCTCGCACCGCGCTTAGTTCGGCTGCTGCCCGCGCCCGTTTCTCGGCGTCCAGCTGCTGCTGGATCGCCGTAAACTGCTCCGTAAATTTGCTCCCCAGCGCCGCGATCCGCTGCTCCCACGGCTGGTTTTTGTCCGGCTCGCCCTCGTCGCCGACCGCCTGCCGCACCGTCTGCTCCATCGCCCGCAGCCGGTCCCGCGCCTTCGCCGCGTCACTCACCGCCGCCGCCCGGCCCTGCTCCATCTCGCCCAGCCGCCGCGTCAGTTCCTCAATCTGTTTTTGCAGCGCCCCCAGGTCCGCCCCGGTCCCCGCCGCCTGTCCTGCCTGCTCGTCCGCCATCGTCTCCTCCAGGTATAAAAAAAGCCCTCAAACGGTATTTGCCCGGTTTTCACTCCGGGTCACTCTCGCTTGGGGGCTTTCCTATGCTGTTGTTTTCAGAGGTCCGTTTGAAACGGACGTCTGCTTGTTTCCCCTCGCCCTGAGGGAGAGGTTGCCGGCCCCGAAAAAGCGGCGGGGGGCGCGGCCTTTTCCCCTCGCCCTGAGGGAGAGGGGTCAGGGGTGAGGGCGCCGCCGCCGCGCCTCCGCCGTATACGCCGCCGCCCGCCCCGCGCCCACAATCCCCGTCAGGCTCGCCTGCGTCCGCATCTCGCCATACACCGCGTCCTCATACGTCGTCACCAGTTGCCCGAACTCAAACGCGCCATCCCGCCACGCCAGCCACCGCGCCCGGCCCATCCGCTCAATCTGCGTCGCCTCGTCCAGCCCGGCAAAATACGCCGCGCCTGCCGCCTCGCCCGGCGTCTCTCGCCCGGCCACAATCGGCACCGGCACGCACCGGCCCCGGTGATGATCATTCAGCGTTTCGTTCAGCCCGTGCTCCGTCCCGTGCAGCGCCACGCACGCCATGCACGTCCTCGCGCTGCCCAGGTCCGCCCGCCACCACCAGCCGCGCACCACGCCGCTGTTCTCTCGCCAGCCCTCAATCACCGCGTCCCGGTAGCTGTAGACCTGCACCGTCCGCATCATCCGCTCCGCGTCCACCAGCGGCAGGTTCTCCACATACGCCATCATCGCCCGCGCCGTTTTGCGCGGGTTCCACCCCTGGGCTATCCCCGCCATCGCCAGGCTCGCCACCTGCTCCGCGTGGTACCCCGCCCAGTTGCCAATCGCCTCCCGCAGCGCCGGGTTGTCCATGTAATTGACCAGCCGCGCCACCGCCGCCGCGTTCGGTGTGCTCCAGCCCACCACCGCGCCCGCGCTCGTCTCCGCGTAGCCCAGCGCCGACCGCACCGCCGACTCCTGCAGCCGCTCGCCGCTCGTCACCAGCTGCCACTCAAAATCATCCAGCCCCGCCGCCATCCGCGCCTGCAAATCCTCCAGCGCGATCAGCCGCTCAAAATCCTCTACCGTCTCCGCGGTCGCCGCCACCCGCTCAATCGCTGTTCGCGTCGGTTCTGCCAGTTGCCGGTACGCGCTCGCCAGCCGCGCCGCCTCGTCCCGGTAGCTCGCCGCCAGTTCCATCTGGCTCTGCGCCAGCCCCCCGGCAATCTCCCCCAGCGCGAAACTCACTGCTCACCATCCAGAATATACGCCACCAGTGCGGGATTATTTCGCATCAGCGCCACCACCCCATACCCCAGCGCCACAATAATATTCTCAGCCTCGTCAGTAATCCCCGCCTGCTCCAGTATCCCATGCAGCGCCTCGTGGACCAGCGTAATCGGCTTCAGCTGCTCCGCCATACCCTGCTCAATTTGAATCGCCGTGTCCTGGTACGTAATTTTACCGT